GTTATATGTTTAATTTTGTTTTCTGATAAAGAAGATACTTGTCTAAGACCTTCTTTATCAGTAATAATAATCTCCATTTTAGTTTCCATAATTCATTTTTTTTAACAAAGATACTACTTTTTATTTAGAAAATACGATATTTTTTATATTTATAGTTTTAATCTCACCAGTTACTTTATTTCTGAGTATTATTTCTGTATCACCACAAATACACTTACCCACACCGGTTGAACCCAAGAAGATAAATGACGCAATTGGTTTGTTAGGGTCTTTGATACCAATACGATTTCTACGGATAGATTTGGCAATTTTATTGATTGCCTCCTGTTGACCAATAACCTTGTTATTCAACACATTATCCAGATTGATAAGAGATGTTGTTTCGTCCAAAGTAAGTTTTGAGATTGGAATTTTAGTCATATTAGACACAACTTCATATACCAAATCAACGGTAACTTCTTTCTTTTCCTTTTGAGATTGTTCCTCATACTTACGTTTCTCTTCTGTTAATTTCTCCAAAACTCGTTTTTCTTTATCACGAAGTTCTGCTGCGGCTTCGTAATTTTGACTTTTAACAACTACCATTTTGTCTTGTTTGATTTTGGCGGCCTCAGCCTTTAATTCCTCAATCGCAAGTGGAAGTTTTGTGTCAATTTGACAACGAGAACCAACTTCATCCAAGATATCAAATGCTTTATCCGGAAATTCACGGTCAGTGATATATCGGTCAGCAAGTTCAACACAGGTATTAATAATCTCATCACTATAACTTACTTTGTGGTGAGTTTCATACTTGTCTTTAACATTCTTCAAAATCTCGATTGTTTCAGCCTTTGTTGAAGGGTCTAAGATAACTTTTTGGAAACGACGCTCTAACGCTCCGTCCTTTTCAAAGTTCTTACGATATTCGTCCAAAGTGGTAGCACCAATACATTGGATTTCACCACGAGCAAGAGCTGGTTTGAAGATATTGGAAGCGTCCAATGAACCCGATGAGTTACCCGCACCAACAATGGTGTGAATTTCATCAATGAATACAATAATATTCGGGTTATTGTGTAATTCTTCCAAAATTACCTTCATACGTTCTTCAAATTGTCCACGATACTTTGTACCAGCAACAATAGAATTCATATCCAAAGATACTACTCGTTTGTCAATCAACGATTTAGGACACTCTCCTTTAAAGATTTTCATTGCCAAACCTTCAGCAATTGCTGTTTTACCAGCACCGGGTTCACCAATAATGATAGGGTTATTTTTCTTTCTACGAGATAGAATTTGAGCAATTCGTAATATTTCTTTCTCACGTCCAATAACCGGGTCTAACTTGTTTTGTTCCGCCAATTTAATCAAATCGCGGCTAAAATTATCCAAAACAGGAGTTCCGTGCTCTGATTTTTGAGGTTTCTTTGGGTTTTTGTCGTCGTCCATTAATTCGTTCATAAATTTATAATTTAAGGCAAAGATAAGTTGTTTTATTTAAAAATCAAAACCTAATTATATATTTAATATAAAAAAAATTATGGCAATTATTAAAGAAACAATTATCGGGACAAAGATAGTAAATGATATCCAATCTTCAAATATTAAACACACGGAATATGATACTGAAACCAAAAAAATGTTGGTTGAGTTTAATAATGGTGTAAAATATGAATATTCTGATGTTCCACACCAAATTTATACACAATTCAGAATATCAGAGTCTCAAGGAAAGTTTTTTAGTTCCAAAATATCAAGAACTTTCAAATATGTGAAATTGTAGGTATTTATAGGGTATGAGTAAATTTAAAAAAGTTTTACAAAGTTTTTACGCAAAGGACAATCTTAATACAAAAGTTTGGAATGAAAAAAAAGGTATGTATGTGATGGACCCAAAAGTCCGTGAACACTTATTATCTGTTGCGGAAAACTTTATTGATTTTTTAAAGGTTGAGATAGTTGTTTCTGATATTATTTTAACCGGTTCACTCGCAAACTATAATTGGTCTGATTTTTCGGATTTTGATTTACACGTTGTTGCTGATTTTGAACAATTTGATGAAGATAAGTTAGATTTATATAAAGAGTTATTCGCAGTTAAGAAAACATTATACAACGACGAACACGACATAACTATATATGGTTATGAGGTTGAGTTATATGTTCAAGATGAAAACGAATCGCATTTTAGTAGTGGAGTTTATTCTGTTTTACACAACAAATGGTTAGTAAAACCTAAAAAAGAAGGATTTAAATTAGACGAAAAGGTTCTTAAAAATAAAGTTGAGTCTTTGATGAAACAAATTGACACAACAATCGATGCGGCTAAAGAAGAACCAACAGAAAAAGCTGTAGAAAGAGTAAACAAGTTAAGAAAAAAAATTAAGGAAATTAGAGGAGAAGGTTTAAAAGAAGGTGGTGAGTTTTCATATGAGAATCTTGCATTTAAATTTTTGAGAAGAAATGGATATATTCAAAAATTATTTGACTTTGAAAGTGAAGTTTTGGATAAAGAATTTTCAATAGAACAAAGAGAAATGGGTGAAGAAGTTACCTTTGGGGACGCTTATGCAAAATTACTTTCAAGTAAAGTTGCAGGGTTACTTACAAAAAACTTACCGGGTAATTAAAAAATCGACAATAGCGATATATTTATAGTATAAAATCAATTTAGCTAAATTAATAATACAATGGGAAGATTAAAACCAATTGGTAGTGAAAAACTTGAGGGTATGGAAAAGATTGCTCGTATCATGGAAATTGCCAGATACAAAGAGAACATTCCGATGCCTGTTAATGAACATAGTTCAAACGAATATTCAATCAAATTAGCCGACGGATATCTTTATGAGATTTGTAAAGAAAAAAGTGGTTATGTAATTAAAAAAGGTTTGAACGAATCAGCCTTGGATTATATTGAACCTATGAAAAATAGAAGACATTTCTCTTCTTATTCTGGTGCATTTAAAAGATTGAACGTTATCGCAAGAGAAGTTAATTCTATAACTGAAACCGAAGAAGGAATTTCTTTATTTACAGAACAAAAGAAATACGTCTTAAAAAGACCAAAATCAATGGAGGAACAAACGGAACCTACACAGGAACCATCTCCTGCTCCGGCACCTGAAGAGGCTCCTGTACCAGCACCTGAAGAGGCTCCTGTACCGGAACCTGAAATGCCTTCAGAAGAACCAACTCATGAAGATGAGGAGGAAATCTCAATGAAAACAATTCAAAAATTGACAGGAAAGTTAGCTCAAAAAATTAGAGCCTACGACTCATCAAATGAGGATGAAGAAATGTCACCGCAAGATGTTAAATATGTTATTAATTCTATTTTATCAGCATTAGATTTAAATAAATTGGAAGATGAGGATAAAGAAGAAATTATTGATAAGGTTGAAGGTGAAAATGAAAATACTGGTGAAGAGTTAATGGTTACAGAACCTGAAGCTCCATCGACTGATGAAGTTCCTGAACCTGAAGAAAGTGATATCGAAGCACCTCCAGCACCACAAGAAATGTCTGAATATGAATATATTGATGATGAGGACTTTGAAGGTGATGAGGACTTTGAAGGTGATGAGTATGGTTTTGACAAACCTGAATCACCATATATAAGAAGAATTAAAGGTGACCATAGTGATGACCACGATAAATTTTTCGGTGATATGATTGAAGGGTTATTCAGTGAATCAAAAGTTGAAAAAATCATTAAAGGTTATTACCAAATAAGTGAATCTGAAAAGAAACAAAAAACAATTAAAGAAACGGTTAACATTAGAAGTATTTCAAGTAAAATTCAAAAAATTGCCGAATCTAAAAGACAAGAAGAAAGTGCGAGAAAATTTGTAAAAAACAACCCTACGGCAACTTTAATTGGAAAGTCTAGCAAAAATAACTTAGTATTTGAATGTGAAGGCAAAACAATTAAAGTAACAAGTAACGGACAAATTTTATGAGTTTTTTAATATATGTTAATGGGTTAGGTCAGAATTATAAAGGAGAACACATTTACGAATTTATATTCTCGGACACAACCGAAGGTATTTGGGGACAGGATTGGGAGTCTAAACCATCGAATGGATATCCCTCTCCGCCAGATATTGAAAAAATAAAAAAAGTTGGAGTTTTGAAAAATGATATTATTAAACTATCTTTGATTCAAAACTCCGATTTCTTTTCTATGATAGACGCATTAGATGGTGTAATTGCGTTAGGATGGGAAGAAGAAAATGACCTTATAGATTTTAACCAAATGAAAAGATTAGTCTTTAAATTCGGGGAAAGTGAAAAAGATATAAAAGATAAATTATACGAAAGAGACATCGTATTAGAATTTGAAAAAAAAGTTGTTTATGAAAATTAACACGAAAATAGTAGATTTAATGTATGAAGGTTTTTCACCTGAATTAATTAAGGGTTTGAATGAAAAACAAATTGACGTTCTCCATTCAAAGTTAATGGAAGGAAAGAAAAAAACTGAAACTAAAGAACAGGCAAAACCAACAACAACCACTAAACAAGTGCAAGTTACCACAGTTCCAGCCGGCACAACATATGCAACTAAAAGTGGTGAAATGGTAAAAAATACCAGTGGAACACCAATTCAAGTTACTCAAGGTGAAAGTGAGGTTAAAGAAGACCAAGATATTGATTTAACCGTTGACCCTGATAAAAGTGCTGATGGTATGGGTATGTTTGAAACATCTAAAGATGTTAAATACCAAGAAAAAAAAGATAATAAGTTAATCTTTGGTGGTGAAAAAAAAGAAAGTAAAGGAAAGAAAACTGATGTTATCAAAAGAAAAATTAAAAAAGGTTTATCTGATAAAGTTAGTGGTAAAAAATCTATGGCATTACCTATTGGTGGTTTAACTACAATGGTTAGCAACTTAGGTATGATGCAAGAAGGTAAGAAAGAAAAGAAAAATCCTTGGGCTATTTGTACAGCACAAATGGGTAAAGAATTTGGCACAACAGAAAGAAGCGATTGGTCAAAAGACCAAATGGATAAATACGAAGATTGTGTTATGGGTGTTAAAAAAACAATCAGAGAAGGTTTAAACGTTAATGAGTATTTGATGGAAATGGAAGTTGAACGTATGTTACAAAAGAATGTTTCACCAAAAATGACTAAGAAGGATTTCTTAAATGTTGTTTTTGAAAGTTCTCCAACAACTAAACCGGACACTAAACCAACAACAAAACCTGGTACTAAACCAACTCCAAGTACTCCGTATTCACCAAAACCGGGACCTAAACCAAACCCTAAAGCAAAGAAAAAAAGCGAGGTTGATGAACAATCCCCAACAACAAAACCTGAGACTAAACCAACAACAAAACCGGGAACAAGACCTAACCCATCAACACCTTATTCACCAAAACCGGGTCCTAAACCTAATCCTAAAGCAGGAAAGAAAAAAATACCTTCATTCTTGAATTGGAATAAAATTGGAGTTAGATTTTAATAGAAATGAAAAATATAAAACAAATTAAGAGTCAGTTACAGAAAAAAATGATAAGCGAAGGTTTATCTAAAACAGAAAAAAATCTTATGAAAGAAATTAACAAACATTTGATTCAAGAAGCTCCAATCAGTTATGAAGGTCCTGAAAGAATGAATCCTGAGTTACAAGGTAAAATTGAGAGAAAAGATACTCCGTATTCATCGCATCCAGCAATGCCTAAATATAAGAAAGAAAGTGGTAAAGATTTTATCGAAATAACATCTTCAAAAAGATTTAAAGATTCTGTTGCAAAAGTAAGACACTATTTGGGAGACACTCGTTCTATCCAAGGACAAAACCCTATGATGTCTCTTATGATGACAGTTATGGGTGCGTTACAACAAATCAAATCAATTGAAAATAGAAACAAAGAGTATTTGGAAAATTTAGCTGTTGATTTGGTTAAAAAAGAAATGGGTATTCCTGATGGTTCTATGAACTTTGAAGCTGAATTGGTTTCAGGTCAATTAGGTGCGGCACCGGGAATGCAAGGAGGTGGCGAAGAACCGGATGAAGAAGAAGTAGAACAAGCTTTCCAAGAAAATCCAGAGGGTGTTGAAGATTTTATGGATGCTATGGATAAGTTTAATTTGGAAAAAGCTAAAAGAAGATTTATTAATTCACTAATCCAAGGTGCCTCAAAAAAAGGACACTATATGTTTGAATTAGTAAGAGATGAATTAAATAGATTAAGTCCAAATTTAGTTAATTTATATGGTGTTACTCAATCGCTTATGGACCATCTATATTGGTTAATGCCTGATATGGAAAATATGGTCGCTGGTGGTGGAGGACAAGCTGGTCAATCTGAGTTTGAAACAGACGAAGAAACCGGCATCCCAACAGTTAAAGCTAAGGGATTAACATTCCCTATATTAATACACGAATTGATTAAGGGTGTATATGAAGTATTTGGAACTCACGGATTACCTGATGACCCAAGACAAGCTGAAATGGTTATCGCCGCTGAAGATACATTACCTGCCGAGGTATGGGATATGAGATTAGGACCTATTTTTTGGGAAAAATTCATGCAAGCACATCCGGCAGAACTATTTGAAGAAGAACAAAAATATCTACAACATTATTTGTTTATGAGATTTTCAAAGTTAGAACCAGAAGAATTTTTTGAATTATCAAAACAAATTTTGATGGGTCGTCCTGAAGCAAATAAAATATTGCAAAGAATGGTCGATGAAATCGTTGCCGAATTAAAGGAACGAGAAATGGAAGAAAAAGGAATGAGTGGTGAAGATTATGACGATGATGAAGATTTTGACGTTCCTGGCTTCTAATATATATTATGGCTAATTTAACAAAAGAACAATTATTACTTGAATACGTTAAGTGCATGAAGGATACGCCTTATGCGCTTAAAACTTATTTACAAACATATGATAACACGGTATCAAGATATGTACCGTTAGAGTTATTTCCCGACCAATTATCATTATTAGACGATTATGAAAACTACAATGAAAATATTGCATTAAAATATCGTCAGGCCGGTGTATCCACAGTAACTGCCGCTTGGATATCGAAAAAATTAGTATTCGCAAAGAAAGAAAAACCTGAAAAAGTTTTGATTATTGCGAACAAATTAGATACTTCGATGGAGATGGCAAATAAAGTTAGGGCGTTTATTAATCAATGGCCTGCTTGGACAAATGCTGGATTTGCAGCTGAAAAGAATTCACAAAAACATTATAAACTAACTAACGGATGTGAAGTTAAAGCGGTTGCAACATCAAAGGATGCGTTAAGAGGTTTTACCCCAACAGTATTGGTATTTGATGAGGCCGCGTTTATTGATGCGGATTCTGACTTTTGGGCTGCCTGTATGGCGTCCTTGTCTACCGGTGGTAAGGTAATTGTGGTATCAACTCCAAACGGATTTGACCCGATTTATTATGAAATTTATGACCAAGCATTAAGAGGAATGAATGATTTCAAAATCTCTGAAATGTATTGGTTTAGAGACCCAAGATACAATAAGGATATCTATTTGGTTAAAACAGATGATATTATCCATTATTTATTGAACAGGGAACAATACCCAAAGGATACAATTATTGATTATTCTGAAAAGATTAAAGATAGAGATTTTGAAGACTTAAAAACTTATTTTGATAGAGGTTATAAGCCGTGTTCTGATTGGTTTGAGAAAATGGTTAAAAAACTCAAATATGACAAACGTAAAGTATCTCAGGAATTGGAAAACAACTTCTTAGGTTCTGGTGATAACGTATTTGATTCAAAACTATTACAAAGTATCCACGAGAATATGATTAAAGACGCTCCAACAAAAATGATGAGTAATGCTTTATGGATATGGGAAGAACCAATTATAGGTCACAAATATATTATGGGTGTAGACGCTTCAAGGGGAGATTCTGAGGACTTTTCTTGTTTTCAAATTATAGATTTTGATGAAAGAAGACAAGTTGCAGAATACATTGGGAAGATACCTCCAGATATTTTGGCTGAGATAGTTTATAAGTGGGCGTTAATGTATAACGCTTTTGTTGTTGTCGATATCACGGGAGGTATGGGTGTTGCAACTTCAAGAAAACTACAAGAATTAGGATTTAAAGATTTATATGTTGATGGTGTTGATTTAATGAATAAATGGAAATGGGACCCTAAAGCCCAAGAAAAAATTCCTGGTATCAACTTTAATAACAAACGTGTTCAGATTATTGCGTCCTATGAAGAAGCGTTGAGACACGGGTTTGTTATTCGTTCTTCACGTTTATATAACGAGATGAATACATTCATTTATGTAAATGGTAGACCTGACCATCAAAAAGGTCATCACGATGACTTAATTATGTCATTGGCAATGGCAACATATGTTGCGGAAACTTCATTTACAAATTTAAATAGAGTTACCGAACAAGCAAAAGCAATGATTAATGCTTGGGGTGTTGCAAATAACGAAAGTGCTAACAAACAATTAGATTTTAACCCATCCTTACCTGTTATGTCACCGACACAAGTTAGACACAATCAAAATGAACCAACCAAAAATGATTATATGAAATATGGTTGGTTATTTGGTGGAAGGTAATATTTATTAACATGAGTTTACGTCATAGGAAAAAAAGTGGAAACAAATTTGCTGGCTCCAAGACAATTGTCCGTGGAGGTAATGGTCCCGCAATACTAACGGTTAAACCGGGTGGTGAAAACAAAATTAATAGACAGGGTCCATTAGACCCACGAAATCCAAATGGAACAACTCTTTAATTGACTAGAAAATATACTAAATTAAGGATATGGAAAATAATAACAATCAAAATTTAACGGTCTGGCAGAAGTTAACACAAGCCTTCGGTCCAAATTCGTTATTAAATCAAGATTATCCAACCTATAAGTTTGATAAGAAGGAACTTTTAAAAACCACAAGTAAGCAAGAATATGATAAAGAATTGTTACAATCTCAACAATCATTTTATCTTGCAAACCAATGGACAAAGATTGAAAACAATCTTTATACTCAAGCAATATACTACGAACCAACTCGTTTAGCTTCATTTTACGATTATGAATCTATGGAATACACTCCTGAGATTTCAACAGCGTTAGACATATACGGAGAAGAATCCACAACAGTCGACCAAAATGGTTATATGTTACAGATTTATTCAGAATCAAAACGTATTAAACAAATTTTAACTGATTTATTCAATAATGTGTTAGATATTAACACCAACTTACCAATGTGGACAAGAAATACTTGTAAATATGGTGATAACTTTGTTTACTTAAAGTTGGATTCTGAAAAAGGTGTTGTGGGATGTTTTCAATTACCAAATATTGAAATTGAACGTTTAGAGAAGGGTATGGCCGCTAAAGCAGCGTCACGTAC